CTCGGGGCTCACCTGCAGCCCGGCGAGGCTGACGCCCGGCGGGAGGACGATCTCGTCCCGGCGGTGCTCGGGGTCCTGCAGGTGGATCCAGATCGGGAGCCAGGGAGCGAACTCCGCCATCGTCTGGAGGAAGGCGTTGAGGTACTTCACGCGGTTGGAGACGGTGACCATGACCACGACCGGGTCGCTCATCGCAGCCTCAGCCTCCCGCTGGTGTAGTCGTCCAGCACCTGCGGGTAGAGATCGCGCTCCACCTGGCGACGGATCTCCTCGTACTCGTCAGGGTGGCGCTCCTTGAGCCGCTTACGGGTCATGCGCATCACGTTCTGCGCCCAGTTGTTGCACACCGAGCAGCTGTTCCGGTTGTTCCCGATCCGCGCCCCACCTCGGCGCTCCGGCCGCCTCAGTCGACAGACCGGGCATGGGAGCGCCGAGGTGTCGAGGGCGGTTGCCACGGCGACACCGTACTACGTCGGGAGGTGACGCATCAGGTGCTGGTCGGCCACGGAGACGTAGTGGTAGCGACGTCCTCGCGGCGGCGGGGTGAGCGGCTGGAACGGGTCGTAGTCATCGTCGGTCAGGTCGTGCGGCGCTCTGACGCACGTCCAGAGCATGCCGGTGTCCCCGATCACCTGGTACCCGCAGATCGGGGAGCCCTCCGGAGCGGGACCGGGAGGCGGGCCTCTCTCCCCCAGATCGGAAGAGCGGGACCGGGAGGCGGGCCTCTTCGTCTCGGGATCTGGCCCACTCAGTCGTCCAGGTGCAGCTTCATCAGGACCGCCAGGACGTGAGCGCAGCCCATCTGAGCCCCGCCCTTGTGCAGGCCGAACGGGCACGTGCAGGTCGCCCAGGCCACCTCGGTGCCGGCCGCCCCGTAGCCGATCTGGACGCGGTAGTCCGGCTTGCCCGGCTCCGGGCTCATCGGCGTGACGAACAGGATCTCGGTGGGGAAGTCCGGATCGGCGTGGACGTGGTCCTGCCGGAGCAGCTGACGCGCCTTCGCCCTGACCTGCGGGGAGAAGGTCGCGGTGTCGCTCACAGGACCCGCTCCCACTTGCCGTGCCCGGCCGCCAGGCTGACAGCCGTGGCGGACGTCGGCTTCTTCTTGCCGTTGGCGTCGCGGCAGTCGAGCTTCCCGTTCGCCATCACCCGGATCGTCTTGCCGAGCGGGTGGGCGTAGGCCGCCACCACGACGTCGCCCATCAGCCCGCAGATGTAGCAGCGCTCGGTCGAGCCGTCCTTGTAGGGCCGCCAGGCGTGCTCGTGGTCGTTGTAGGTCGGTGCGCTCATGCGTTCGCCGCCTCTACCGCCAGCGTGACCGCAGTCCGCACGATGGACGAGCGCTCCAGGTAGGACCGCGTGAAGCGGCTCTCCTGGGAGTGGGCCCGGCGCACGTGGTCGGTCCACTCGATGGATGCCTGCACCAGCCCGTAGGCCGTCTTCTCGATCCCGACACAGGTCTGGCTGCCGAGCACCTCGCGCACCTCAGCGCGGGCCTGCTCGATGTTGCCGATCACCCGGTCGGTGACGACGTTCGCCATCGGCATCGGGATGAAGCGCTCCAGGAAGAGGTCGGTGGCCTCCGGCGTGACCTTCATCGCAATGAGCTCGGCGCACTCCAGCTGCCAGCGCTCCAGCCCCGAGCGCCAGCCGGCCAGCGCCGTCCGCGCCTCCTCGATGCGCTCCCGGACGTTCTTGGTGTGCCGGAAGACGAACTCCGTGCCGTAGGCGGATGCCTCGACGTCGGCGATGTGGGCGGTGTTGGCGCACACGATGCGCTCGTTGACGCCCTGGCCCCGGAACGCCCCGGAGCCGTCGTGGGCGTTCTGCAGCGCGTAGTAGGCGATGGTCTCCCCGTGCGGGTCGCCCGGCACGAGCAGCGGCTCGTTGAGGCGCAGCAGCAGCCAGACCTTCTTGCCGCCCTTCAGGGAGCCGCCGGTCTCCAGCTTCACGTCGGAGTCCTCGCCCTGCACCGTCTCGGCGATGTCGTACATCTCGTTGTTCGTCACCGTGACGTAGGTGGTCGGGACGATGCCGAGCTCACCGCCGTCGTCGGAGCGGGTGTTGAGGACGTAGCCCTCCACCTTCTCCAGCGCCGGCTTGCCCGGTCCCATGCCTCCCTGGCCCGGCGTGCGCCGGACGCGGAAGAGGTTCTCCGCCACTGGCTCCCACGGGTGGGCGACGGCCTGTGCCTCCGCCCGGGTCGGATAGTCGGCGAAGGTGTGGCCCAGCCCGTGCCAGGCCGCCTCGCGGACGGTGAAGACGCCGTCCCTGTTCGTGATCTCGTGACTCATGCTCGCTCGTTCTCCTTCTCTCTGCTCCGGGCCCGCTCGATGAGAGCCAGCGCCTCCTCCACGGAGACCACCACTCCCGCCACGCCTCCCGCTCGGTTGATGCTCCTGATCTGGTGCCGCTGCTGAGCCGTGGCCCGCAGCCGTGCGTGGTCGCTGCTCTCGCCGGGCCGCACGAACTTGACCTCGAGCCCGATGAGGTAGCCGTCCACGCAGACGAGCAGGTCGGGGACTCCCGCCATCTGGAACGGGCCACCGTGGACCTTCATCACCCAGGAGTCCGGGTAGTCCTTGTGGATCCGCTTGCCGATCTGCGCCACCAGCCCTGCCTCGTTGGTGGGCATTCCCGCTCCTGCCTGCCTCTGCGATCATGGACAACGCGGTGGTACGGCCCCGGAGGTAGGTTCTCCGGGGCCGCCCGTCCTCAGAGGTCGAGGCTGTCGAGGTCCACCTCGGTGAGGTCGATGTCCGCCTCACCCACCGGAGCCGGCGTCGCCGCCTGCACCGGGTCTGCCGTGGTGATGGTCTCCTCGGGCGCTGCGCCGGAGTTGTCCGCCGCGAACTCCTCCAGCCCGTCGCCCAGGTCGGCCACCTCGCCCTTGTCCTGGCGCTCGACCTTCATGTAGCCGCGCACCTCGCTGCGGACCTTGCCGTTGTACGGGTCGCCGTCCTCCAGGTCCACGTCCACCTGGCGGCCGATGACCTGCCGCAGCTTGAACCGGACGTTCTTCTTCGGCGTGGGGAGCCCCATCGCCTGCATGAAGTTGACCACCCGGAACAGGGCCCGCTCGTGCTCGGGGAGCAGACGGTCAACGACCGTCGCACCGTCGAACTCCCCGCCGACGCAGCGGAGGAAGACGTTGATCATGGCCTTGCCATCCTTGGTCGAGTCGACCTCGGCGTCGTCCACGATCATCCGGTAGCGGCCAGGCGCTACCCGCTGTCCCACCCGGTCCTTGTAGCCGGACAGGTCCACGCTTACTTCGTCGCTACCACTCACGTGCTCGTCTCCTTCTTGGTGGTGGAGGGAACCCCGCCGATGCCGAGCACCTTGCTCAGCTTCGCCAGGCTGACCGGCTCGCGCCGCCCGAGGACCGGCGGGATCTTGCCCCGCAGGTGGTACGGGAGCCGAGCCTTGGTCCGGTAGTCGGGGTTGGCCCCGAACCGGACGATGTGGTTGACGGGAGGCAGGGTGTCGTCGCTGACGGCATCGAGGTTCTCCTCCACGTCGGTGTAGACCGTGTAGTCGGGAGCGGCCAGCGTGATGCTCAGCGCGCCCTTCTGCACGTCGGGAGTGCGCCGGGTGGACCCGGTCTCCTCGTCCTCTGTGATCTTGGTCTGAGCCGTCATCACGACGTGGATCGGCCTGCGCCGCTGACCGTCGGCCAGCCCGTACCAGAAGGTGGCGGTGTCGGTCATCACGTCCAGGGCCTGGCCCCAGGTCCGGATGTCGGCCGGAGCGGTGCCCTGCTTGATCTCGCGCACGGCTGTCTCGCTGTGCCCGAGAAGGTAGCGCATGGTCATCTTCTGGACAGCGGTGAGGGAGTCGACGCAGACGGCCACGTAGGGGTGGTCGTCCTTGGCGAGCTCCCAGAAGACGTCGTCCAGGGCGGTGACCGAGGTCGGCCGGACGATCGTGAGGTTGTCCGAGAACGGCGCGCCCTTGAACGAGCGGACGCCCTTCTCCCCGGTCAGGTCGATGAACAGCGTCGGCCCGAGCTCGGCGATGGTCGCCGCCAGGGAGGTCTTGCCCGACCCTTGCGGGCCGTGGATGAGCCACCGCCCGTAGTCGTCGGGGACCTTCGCGGCGGGGAGCAGGTCGAGACCTGCGAACTGCGTAGCAGTCATGCGTTCCTTCTCTCTCGGTGATGGGCGAGGGTGGGGAAGAAGGTGAGCGCTCGTCGTGCTGGTCGGGCCGGCTACCACCACCCGAGGTAGTAGAGGTCGGTGCCGGTGGCCCGCGGGTCGAGGTGGAACGCCTCCAGCTGCTTCTTGGTCTCAGCCAGCTCCTGCAGGTACCAGTCGTCGTACTCCGTCGGGCCGTAGAAGAAGCCCTGCTGGGTCGGCAGCAGCCGGGTGGCCTGCGCCGGGTCGTCCAGCACCGCGCACACGGCGGTGTAGAGCTCCATCAGCTGCTCGGGGTGGACGCGGTAGCGCACCACGTTCTCGAGGTGCCCGCCTCCGGGGACGACGTGCTCCTCCATCCAGCGGTGGATCTGGTTGGCCTTGCGCCACTGGACGATCACCTGCCCCTGCTCCGGGAAGCCCTCTCCCTCGGTCCCCTTCGGCACGGCGAAGAGGTACTGGTCCAAGCCCATCTCGTGCTCCTTCTCTCGTGGTGGTGGGTGGTGGGACCGCCGGCCAGGCTGGGGGACCCGACCGGCGGCCGTTCAGCGGATCACCAGTGGTTCGGCGGCCGGTCGTTCGGGCGCAGCTTGCTCAGCGCCGCCGCGATCTGCTCCTGCTCCGCCTCGTAGCGGGCGCGGCGCTTCTCGCTCGCCCCCTCCAGCTCGGCGTCGCGCTCGTCGTACGCCTCGCGCAGGGCGTCGGCCAGCTCCTTGATGGAGCGCGTGGGGCGCGCCATCAGATCGTCCGGTTGGTGCGCTGGGCGTCGTAGAAGACGTGCTCCACGGCGTCGTTGTCCCAGACGGTCGAGACGATGAAGCCGAAGACGCGGTGCTCGACGCACACCATGTAGACGTGCTCCAGCGTGAACGGGGCCTCCTCCGCGTTGACGAAGGGGATGACCGAGATGCCGTCGGCGTCGTAGCCCTGCGCCAGCATGTAGTCCAGGGCCCTGTCCATCACCTCCGCGTGCTCCTGCTCGCTCTCCAACATGCGCTCGTTCATGTGCGTGCTCCTTGTAGTCCCGAGAGGCCCCTAGTTGGACCTTTCCTCGT